CTCGAGACACTCAAACTCGCAGAAAACCATGGGCTCCCCCGTCTATGTTAGACGCACCCCAAGCACCTCCTGGATATAAGTTCAGGTGGATCCGTGAATCCGTAAGAGGTCATGACGACAAATCGAATATGTCAAAACGTATTCGAGAAGGTTATGAACCTGTAAGAGCTGAAGATTTCCCAGATTTCGAAGCTCCTACTGTACAGGATGGATCTAACTCAGGTGTTATAGGAGTTGGTGGTTTAATCCTCGCAAAAGTTCCAGAAGAGACTGTTAACGAGAGAAATGCTTATTTTAACGGACAAGCAAAAGATCAGTTAGACGGTGTTGACCATAACTATTTGCGAGAAAGCGATCCTAAGATGCCATTAAAGGATGGAGACATTCAAAGGTCATCTAAGGTTCAATTTGGAAGTCGGAATAAATCTGACTAAATAATAACAATTAATTATATATAGAGGTATATTATGGCTAATACAGATGCCCCAAACGGGTTTACGCCAGCGTATCACATGTATGGTGGAGTTATTAGACCTGCTCGTATGAGAATTGCCAGTGCAACAGACGCATCCATCTTTTCAGGTGATGTTGTTACGTTGTCAAGCGGTTACGTCATTCAGAGCACGGCTACTACTACACCAATAGGTGTTTTTTATGGCGTGTATTACACAGCAACCGATGGTTCTCCAACTTTTTCAAAAGTTTGGACAGCCGACACTGCTACATTAGGTGGAGATGACGCCGAGGCTTTAGTTTATAGCGATCCTGGTATCGTTTACGAAGCTCAATTTACTGCAGGTACTCCTGCTGTAAGTTTTATCGGCAGCAAGTACACTCTTTCAACAACTGCGGGCTCAACAGTCAACGGTAGATCGAAAGAAGGTGCAACTGCAACAACTTCATCTGGAGTGGCGTTATGCGTAGGTTTTAACTTGGCACCATCAAATGAGATTGGTGCGAATGCAAGAGCTTACTTCACGTTCCCAACAAACACCTTCGCGGTTTAATTAGGAGAGTAATAAATGGCTATTAATAGAGCACAACTCGTAAAAGAGTTAGTTCCAGGATTGCACGCACTCTTCGGATTAGAGTACGAGCGTTATAACAATGAGCATGAAGACATCTTCGATACCGAAAACTCAGAAAGAGCTTTCGAAGAAGAGGTTATGCTAACAGGCTTCGGTGAAGCTTCTGTTAAAGGTGAAGGCGCAGCGATCACATATGACACAGCGCAAGAATCTTGGACAGCAAGATATTCTCATGAAACTGTAGCACTTGCTTTTGCATTGACGGAAGAAGCTATCGAAGATAATCTCTACGATACGCTTTCTTCAAGATATACAAGAGCATTAGCACGTTCGATGCAACAAACAAAGCAAGTTAAAGCGGCTAACGTCCTTAACAATGCTTTTAGTTCATCTTATGTGGGCGGTGATGGAAAAGAGCTTTGCGCTACAGACCATCCTACCGTTGCTAACGTAAGCATGAAGAATGAGCTATCTACCGCAGCAGATCTTAATGAAACATCATTAGAACAAGCGTTGATTGACATCGCTGATTTTAAAGATGAAAGAAATCTTAAGATCAATGCACAAGCAAGGAAATTAATAATTCCACCTGCTTTGCAATTCACTGCAGACAGACTACTGGAAACTCCAGGAAGAGTCGGTACTTCAGATAATGATATAAATGCAATTCGCAACATGGGCATGGTCTCAGAAGGCTACGCAGTAAATCATTACCTAACAGATACTGATGCGTTCTTCCTTAAAACGGATGTTCCAAACGGTCTTAAGCATTTCGTTAGAACAGCTGTGTCTACTAACATGGAAGGTGACTTTGAAACTGGAAATGTAAGATACAAAGCTAGAGAACGATATAGCTTTGGATGGAGTGACTGGAGAGGCATATTTGGCTCACCAGGAGCGTAATTCATTTAATTGAATAAATTAAAGGGATCTTCGGATCCCTTTTCTTTTTTAGAGGGATGATATACAATCAGGAGTACTAGGATAATTATATTTGTTTTATCGACTGACCTAGCAGACAAGCCGAGACGA